GATATAGATAGTATATATGATATAGAAGTTCTGAGGAACTACACAAAGTCTTACATTAAACTATATCTAAAACAGCAAGAAGTTGTATCTAAATTCTAATGGCACAACCATCAACTAGACAAGAATTAATTGATTATTGTAAGAGAAAACTGGGGGCTCCAGTTTTAGAAATTAACGTGGCTGATGAGCAAATTGAAGATTTAGTTGATGATGCTATTCAGTTTTTTCAAGAAAGACACTTTGATGGTGTATATCCAACTTTCTTAAAATATCAAATCACCGATGATGATATTAATAGGGGCAGGGCACAACCAACATCGGGAGTTGGAATAAGCACAATAACTGTAAATCATAATGTTGGATTAACTACTCAATTCAACTTTTATGAAGGTGGCAACTATCTTCAAATTCCCCCATCAGTGATTGGAGTAAATAAAATATTTCACTTTGATGGTACTAACACCATCACAAATAACATGTTCAGTGTGAAGTATCAGTTGTTCTTAAATGACATTTATTACTGGGGATCAACTGAACTTTTAACATATGCAATGGTAAAAACTTACTTGGAAGATATTGAGTTTTTACTTACAACACAAAAACAAATTAGATTTAATAAAAGACAAGATCGTTTATATTTGGATATTGATTGGGGTTCTGTAACTGCAGGGACTTATCTAATTATTGATTGTTATAGAAGTTTAGATCCAAATGATTATTCAAAAGTTTGGAATGATTCTTTCTTAAAGATGTATTTAACTGCTTTAATTAAAAGGCAGTGGGGTCAAAACTTAATCAAGTTCCAAGGAGTTAAACTTCCTGGTGGTATCGAATTAAATGGAAGGCAAATTTATGATGATGGGCAAAAAGAATTGGATGTCATTATGGAAAAGATGTCCAATACTTATGAACTTCCACCATTAGATATGATTGGGTAATTATGTTAAATCCATTTTTTCTTCAAGGATCTTCCACAGAACAAGGATTGATTCAGGATTTGATTAATGAACAACTCCGAATGTATGGAGTAGAAGTATATTACATTCCCAGAAAATATGTCACGGAAAAAACAGTAATTAAAGAGGTAATAGAATCTAAATTTGACAGTGCATATCCAATAGAAGCTTATGTGGATACTTATGATGGGTATGAGGGTCAAGGAACTATTCTTTCAAAATTTGGTGTTCAACCTTTAAACGATTTAAATATAATTATTTCGAAAGAGAGATTTGAAAATTATATATCACCACTCATAAAAAATATTCCAGATATAAAATTATCTACAAGACCAAAAGAAGGGGATCTTATTTGGTTTCCACTTGGTGATAGACTATTTGAAATTAAATTTGTAGAACACGAAAAACCTTTTTATCAACTCCAAAAAACATATGTTTATGAGTTAAGATGTGAATTGTTTAGATATGAAGATGAAATTGTTGATACTAGTATAGATGAAATTGATGACAATATAGAGGGAGAGGGATATATTCAATCTCTTACTATGGTAGGTGCTGCTTCTACAGCAGCAGCAATTACGGGAATAGTGAATGGTGGAGTAAGATTTGTAACAGTAACAAATCGGGGTAATGGATATACTTCTGCACCTAGAGTTGCTATTTCCTCTGCTCCTTCGGGTGGATTAACTGCCGTGGGAATTGCAACTCTGATTGGTGGACTAGTTGATTGTAATGGAAATACTGAAAATTATAAGGTTCAGGGTGTAGAAATAGTAAACCCCGGATATGGGTATACTTTTACACCTTCTGTTGTATTTGTTGGAGGAGGAGGTGCTGGAGCAGCGGCAACAGCAACTATTGGTGATGGTGTAGTTGGAGTTATTACTGTCACAAATGGTGGATCTGGATATGAGTCTGCACCGACAGTTACATTTACATCAGCACCTGGAGCAGGAATAACTGCAACAGCAAGTGCTGCTATTAACAGTGCCGGAATTGTAACTGCAATTTATATTACAAATGCAGGATTGGGTTATACAGAAACTCCAACAATAACAATTTCTTCACCATACTCTTCAGGAATAGGAACTTATATTTACAACGAAACTGTAACAGGAAGTATTAGTTCTGCAACAGCTGTTGTTAGAAATTGGAATGTAAATACTAATGTGTTACAAGTAGCAACTATTTCGGGTACTTTTGTAAATGGAGATATTCTGACAGGATCAGAATCTGGGGCTACATACAAACTAAGAATTTATAGTTCTTACAATACATTAGATAAATATGCAGAAAATGATACTATAGAAACTGAAGCAGATTCAATTATAGACTTCAGTGAATCTAATCCATTTGGAAATCCATAAATAGTATATCATAATTTGCTGACAAATGTTTGAATATTTTTACCACGAAATATTAAGAAGAACTATTGTTTCATTTGGTTCTTTGTTCAATGATATTTCTATTCAACATAAAAATAACTCTGATGCTGTTGTCAGCACCATGAAAGTTCCTCTTGCATATGGCCCGATCCAAAAGTTTCTTGCGAGATTAGAACAAGCACCAAATTTAAATCAACCAGTTCAAATGTCATTACCAAGAATGTCATTTGAATTTACAGGATTGACTTATGATACCTCAAGAAAGGTAACGACTACTCAAACTTTTTTATCAGCAGTAAGTGCAGATAAGACACAACCAAGAAAGTCTTATATGCCTGTTCCTTATAATATGTCATTCGAACTTAGTATTATGACTAAGTTGAATGATGATATGTTGCAGATTATCGAACAGATTATTCCATATTTTCAACCAGCTTATACTATATCAGTAGATTTGGTTGAAACTATCGGGGAGAAGAGAGATATTCCTGTTGTTCTTGAAGGAATCTCCATGCAAGATGATTATGAAGGAGATTATTCTACAAGAAGAGCATTAATCTATACTCTAAGATTTACTGCAAAAACATACCTATTTGGTCCTGTTGCCGATGTTTCCAAAGATGTTATTCAAAAAGTTTCCGTTGGATATATTGCTGGAGATCGTACAAATACTCCAACAAGAGAAGTTACTTACTCTGTTGAACCAACAGCAACAAAGAGTTATACCAATAATGCGATCACAAATCTTTCTAAGGATTTGACGGATATTGCAACCATCATCGAAGTTAATGATGCATCTTCTATTGCTGTTGGTGGTATTATTATTATCGATGAAGAAAACTTTAGAGTTGCTTCTAAGTCAGGTAATAAAGTAACTGTTGAAAGAGGATTTAATAGTACATCATCATCCTCTCACGTATCTGGTGCTGAAGTTAAGTTAATTACAACAGCAGATGCAAACCTTATTCAGTTTGGTGATGACTTTGGTTTTAGTGGTTCTTTCTAATGAAGAAAAATGAAAATGACAAAAAAATTCGATGATTTGAACGATGCCTTTAATGTTGCTGGGGATATAGTATCCCGAGAAGTAGAGTCTGTTGAGGAAAAAGTAGAGACTATTGCAGCATCGGTTTCCAATGACTTAAAAAAAGATTATGAATATACCAGAGGAAACTTGTATTCAATTATCGAAAAGGGACAAGAGGCACTTAATGGTATTTTAGAACTTGCTCAAGAGAGTGAAATGCCAAGAGCTTATGAAGTTGCTGGACAATTAATTAAGAATGTTGCTGATGCTACAGACAAACTTATAGATCTTCAAAAGAAGTTAAAAGATATCGATGAACAAAAGGTCAAAGGACCTACAAATGTTACAAATGCACTCTTCGTTGGATCTACAGCAGAATTATCAAAATTACTGAAATCTACAGACATGGATGAAAAATCATAAATATAAAAAGATAATTGATATTTTTGGATGAAACCTAAGTTCACCAAGTTTACACATAAAACTCCGCACTTGGGGAAAAAGCAACATCAGCTGGACCCAGATTTAGATTTAAAGCATTTAGTTCATCATGCAACATTTCAGTATGTTGATTGGGATAATGATGGTGATGTTGATGAGTATGATAAGAAACCAAAACTGGTTCCAGATGAAAATCCAACTGCTAACTTTGCAAGAGATTCTAAGAAATTGATTGCAAAGGAAAGGGGAGAAATTAAGCACACCAAACGAGGTATGGCATATGAGGATCTTCGTAAATGGTTTGGTAAAGGTGATGAAGGTGGAGTAGGTGGTGATGGATGGGATGAATATAATACTAAAGGTGAAAGAACTGGAAAATGTGCTCGTGGAGAAGATGATGATGGAGAAGGTCCAAAACCAAAATGCCTTTCAAAGGAAAAAGCAGCAAAGATGTCTAAGGATCAAATTGCTGCAGCAGTGAGAAGAAAAAGAAAAGAAGATCCTGTAGCAGATCGTCCAGGAAAAGGAGGAAAACCAAAGATGGTGTCTAACAAGATAGAAGAGCAAATGGGATCAGTTAGATATTGTCCCAAGTGCCAAAAGAATGAAACAAGATCTGAGTGTGCTTATGGTCCAAGATATTGGGATATGTTCTCAATGCCACCAGCAATTATGACCGATAGAATGAAATATGATATTGCACAACTTCATCCAACAAATGAAGAAAAGGATCACGAACATTCTATGGCTCGGTCTGAACTTTCTACAGTTATGAATGCAGCAAAGAGACTGAAGAAAAAGATGGGTAAACGTGAAGGTAATATTGAAGCATGGGTCCAGTCAAAAATTACTAAGGCAGCAGATTACTTAGATGCTGCTGCAGATTACTTGGATAGTGGTGAACATGATGTTCAAGGATCCATGGATGAAGCAAAAAAAAGTCCTTGCTGGAAAGGATATAGAAAAAAACCAGGAACCGCAGATTATGAAAAAGGTTCTTGTGTTCCTGAGAGTGTTTCTAATGAACCAAAAATAATGCCAAAAAAAGGTCTTGGTGGAGGAAAATTAGCATATGAAAAAGGAAAAGAACCAAGACCAACTGGAGCAAAATTAATCAAAACTGTTGATAATAAAGTAAATATAAATGCAGGATACAAACCATCTTTAGTAGATAAAATTTTACTTGAGATGGAAGCAGAAGTTCTCAATGAAAAGAATGTTCCCACTAATCCTTCACTTTGGTCCAAGATGAAGGCAAAAGCAAAAGCAAAATTTGATGTTTATCCATCTGCTTATGCTAATGGGTGGGCTGCTAAGGAATATAAAAAAGCAGGTGGTGGATGGAAATCTGTAGATGAGAATGTTACTATTGAGGACGTAAACGGTAAAACTTTTGCTGAAGTAATTGATATTATAAATCCAGATCCTTTAGTTGTACAAAAATCAGAAAATGAAATAGAAGAAGCAGTAAGAATTCCAGCAAAAACCGGAAATCTTATCCACGTAGTTCTGACTTGGAAGGGCAAGATGTATTCTCTCAAGATGTTCTTCCCACAAATCTCTACTCCAAGTAGAAGAGATGTTCAAGATCAAATTGAAAAAGTATATCCAGGTGCAAGAGTTCATTCATTTCATGTTTCAGAATATAAACCAGGAGAATCATTTCTTCAGGTAGAGGATTGGCAAAAAAAGAACAGTAAAGATAGAACTCATGGAATGAGTCAAGATGCAGTTGATGCATATCGTATAGAGAATCCTGGATCTAAATTACAGACTGCAGTAACTGAAAAAAATCCAACCGGAAAAAGAAAAGAAAGACAAAAATCATATTGTCGCCGATCTGAAGGTCAAATGAATATGCACAATATTGATTGTTCTAAGGATTCTGATAAACCAATTTGTAAAGCACGTCGTCGTTGGAACTGTAAATAAAATGAAATCATTCAAACAGTTTTTATCAGAAAGTATCACCATTAACGGTGATTTCAACGGAACCTTAAATGTAGGTGGATCATCTCAAGAACCTCAATCGCAGACAGAAGAATTCTCTGCTGATATCGTTTACATGGGAAATCTTCACCGAATTTCTATGGTAACTGAGAATGGTGTTCCCTCAAAGATGGAACTTACCGAATATCTTCAGAATGAATATCCAGGTTCTATTGTACAACATATATACGTTAAAGAGAACTCAAAAGGTTCTATTAAAGTAACAGACGATAAAAGATATCACCCAGCAAAATTAGAATGGATTGATTGATAAATGGCTCAGTGGAATATACAAACTCAAGATTATTTAAATCAAGAGAGAAGTCTTTTTGAGATTTTTGGTGCAGCAACTAGGGACGGAAAAATTGTTGATAATCTTAATAGATTTCCTGTAAGTGTAAATCCAGATGCTTTTGGAAGAACTAGAATATCTCAACCACTTACTCTATTTGATAGTTCTCACAGATATAGAGACAATAATCTTTGGGAGAGTTTGATTGTAGGAACTGGTTCTACAGTTGGATTTGCAACTACTCAAGGATTAGTTAACATTGGAATTGGAACTACTGCTGGTTGCTCAGTAATTAGAGAAACTACAAAGACATTCTCATATCAACCAGGTAAATCTTTACTTGTTTTAAATACCTTTGTTCCTGCTACACCAAAGGAAAACCTAAGGCAAAGGATAGGATATTTTGGTGCTGATA